CATGCGCGTTGTTCGTCAGTACGACATCAACAACGACCGTATGCCGTGCCGTATCGACGTGCTGTATGGCTACTCGGTGATCCGTCCGCAGATGGCTGTCCGCCTCTGGGGTTAATGGTTAAATTTAAGGAGTAACTAAAAATGGCACTTCCTAATGGTTCTGGTGGTTATCAGATTGGCGACGGCAACAATGGCGAGCCGTTGTTTTTCTCGCAGGTTGCCCCGCTTGCCTTGACGGCAGCCGCTACGGCGTCCCCTGCTGAACTGGTCGCGGGTCTTTTCACTTTCAACGGTACGGCTGGCAACTTGACGCTGCCGACGGTGGCTCTCCTTGAGGCCGCCTACCCGTCGATGAGCGAAAAGAACGATTCTGCATTTGACTTCTTCGTCATCAATATTGATGCGTCGGGTTCAGATGCGGTTACGGTGGCCGTCGGCACGGGTTGGACGCTGGTTGGTGCGGGTGCGGTTGCGGCGGCTTCGTCCGGCCACTTCCGTTGCCGCAAGACCGGCGTTGGCGCGTGGACTGTCTACCGCGTTTCGTAATGGCAACGCCCTCGGCGGGTAACACCGCCGGGGGCACAACCTAAAGGGGTATTGATATGCCTAATACACAGGCAGTTGGTGTTGCCTACGCAGACCCGCAGTTCAGCAGCCTTTTCCTTGGCGTTTCGACCGTTGCGGCGACTGGCTCTGCCCAGACCGACGCTGCGGCACTAGGATCGGCGTTTACGCTGGTTTCGGGCGCTGATGGCACGAAGGGTGTGATTCTGCCGGTTGCAGAGCCGGGTCAGGTTGTAATCGTTAAGAATGGCGCTGCTGCCATTCTGAAGATTTATCCTGCCTCTGGTGCTGCTGTAAACGCATTGTCCGCTAACGCTTCCTACAACATCGCGGCAAGCACCGCGACGATGTTGGTCGCGTACAGCGCAACGCAGTGGTACAGCCTGCCGCTGTTGGCTTCGTAATATGTCCAATATCTACCTTCGCCACCCCAGACATGGGGAAAAGATTGCTATCTCGTGGATGGAAGCGAGGGAAGATATGGAACAAGGATGGGAGGAGTTTGATCCCTCTGATCCTGATGAGTCTGAACCCTCGGCGTCGTCAGATATGGCGGCGCTGGGGGATTCTCAGCATAATGCGTTGAGAACTCGTCGCCGCCGTAAGGAGTAAATCATGGCTACAACTGCTGCCGATCAAATCAACGGCGCGTTGCGGCTGATCGGGCAGTTGGCCGAGGGTGAAGTTCCCTCCGCAGCCACGTCGCAGGACGCCCTCACCGCACTTAACCAGATGCTTGACTCTTGGAGTACCGAGCGTCTATCGGTCTTTTCAACCCAAGATCAAGTCTACAACTGGCAACCCAACGTCCGCACGATTACGATGGGACCGACCGGCACGTTTGTAGCCGAGCGTCCTATCCTGATGGACGACGCCACCTATTTCCGTGACGCCTCGACCAACGTGTCGTATGGCATCAAACTGATTAACAACGAGCAATACAACAATATTGCCGTCAAGACCGTAACCTCTACGTATCCGCAGTTTATGTGGGTCAACATGACCTACCCGGACGTTGAGATTTATATCTATCCGGTGCCAACCAAGGTGCTGGAGTTCCATTTTGTATCCGTGCGACCGCTAACAACGCCTGCCACATTGGCTACTGATTTAGCGTTTCCGCCGGGGTACCTTCGAGCATTTCGATTCAACTTGGCCTGTGAACTTGCAGCCGAGTTTGGTGTCGAACCATCCCCACAGGTTCAGCGTATTGCTATGTACAGCAAGCGCGACTTGAAGCGCATCAACAACCCGGATGACGTGATGGCGATGCCAGCGGCGCTGCTCGTTAACCGTCCGCGCTTTAATATCTTTACGGGCAACTTCTAATGAAGACGCCAATTCTGGGGTCAGCATATTTGATTCGCAGCCCAAACGCGGCTGCCAATCGAATGATCAATTTGTATCCAGAAATTATCCCAGAAGGCGGAAAAGAACCGGCGTACTTGCAGCGTTGCCCCGGTTTAAAGTTGTTGACTACGGTTGGCACTGGCCCTATCCGTGGGCTATACACACACAATGACATCTTATATGTCATTTCAGCCAACGAGTTTTACAAGGTTTCCAGTTCGTTAGTAATTACCAAGATTGGTGATGTCACCGGAACCGGCCCTGTGTCTATGGCCGATAACGGCACGCAATTATTTATTGCCTGCAATCCTGACGGATTTATCTACAACTTTGACACACTGGCGTTTGGTCAGATCACTGACCCTGACTTTCCGGGTGCGGTAACGGTTGGGTATCTAGATGGGTACTTTGTTTTTAATGAACCCAACAGCCAGCGTATTTGGATTACAAGCCTTTTAGATGGTCTGTCAATTGACCCGCTGGACTTTGCCAGCGCGGAAGGTGCGCCTGATGACGTGGTGGCAATTATTGTTGACCATCGAGAAGTATGGTTGTTTGGCGAAAACTCGGTTGAGGTTTGGTACAACGCTGGAGAGATTGATTTCCCTCTAGCGCGTATTCAAGGCGCGTACAACGAAATTGGTTGTATTGCCCCATATTCTGTTGCCAAGATGGACAACAGCGTTTTTTGGCTTGGCTCAGACGCTCGTGGTACAGGTATCGTGTATCGAGCGGAAGGCTACCAAGGCGTGCGCGTTTCAACCCATGCTATTGAATACGCCATACAGGGCTATTCCGATCCGACGGACGCGCTGGCTTATACTTATCAGCAGGACGGCCATACGTTCTATGTGCTGATTTTCCCGTCGGCTAATGCCACTTGGGTATATGACGCTTCGACAAACTCGTGGCACGAACGCGCTGGGTTTGATAACGGCGACTTCAAGCGCCACCGCTCCAACTGCCAAACCAACTTCCTCGATAAGCCGACTGTGGGCGACTTTGAGAACGGCAACGTTTATACGTTTAGCCTAGATGAATACAAAGACAACGGTGCGGTACAAAAATGGTTGCGATCATGGCGTGCCCTGCCAACTGGCGAGAACAATCTTAAGCGCACCGCTCATCACGCGCTTCAGATTGATATGGAGTCAGGCGTTGGCTTAAACCTCGGCCAAGGCAGCGACCCCGAGATTATGTTGCGCTGGTCGGATGATGGAGGCCATACGTGGTCTAACTACCATCAAGCAACAATAGGCAAAATTGGTCAGTATTTTTTCCGTGTGTTTTATCGTCGTCTAGGAATGACGGTTAAATTACGCGATCGCGTGTACGAAGTATCTGGCACGGACCCCGTAAAAATCGCCATCATGGGCGCAGAACTGAGCATATCGGGAACCAATGCCTAGCAACATCACCCGCATACCGGCTCCTCGCGTGCCGTTGATAGACGAACGCACGGGACTAGTGTCTCGTGAGTGGTTTCGTTTTTTCAACAATTTGTTTGTGCTGACTGGGTCGGGAACAAATCAGTTTACGCTGAACGACTTTGAGATTCAGCCGGACGCGCTTGCACAGACAGAATCCGCGTTAGGCGATATTCAATCTCAAATCCAAGCCCTGCAACTTTTGCCGCCCCCGCAGCAAATTGTTCCGGCAGATTATGGTTCGTTTTATGACACCACGACTCAAGTCGCGGCTGCTATTAACACCCCATATCCAATTACATTTAACACGACCGTAGTTGCCAAAGGCGTTCGTCGAGGAACTCCAACGTCGCGCATCTATGCTAATAGGCCCGGCGTATATAACTTTGCCTTTTCAATACAGTTTGATAAAACATCAGGCGGCACGGCCTTGGCGTATGTATGGGCTAGGTTGAATGGCGTAAACGTTTCAAACACCGCATCACAAATACGCATTCAAGGAAATAATGGCGAAATTTTTTGTGCCGCAAATTTGTTTTTTGAAATGTCTAATGGCGACTACTTTGAGTTGATGTGGGCGGCAGATGACACATCGGTTCAATTACTTGCAGAGGCGGCAACGGCGGTGCATCCCGGCATTCCGTCTGTCATTCTTACCGTCAATCAGGTGAATATATGACCGTTAATCTTTCGGCCTTTGCTGGCGCTGGCGCACAGTTTTTCGACAACAACGGCGATCCGCTTTCGGGCGGTCTTGTTTATTCGTATGACGCTGGCACCACGACCCCTCGCGCAACCTATACAAGCAGCACGGGCGGAACGGCTAACAGCAATCCCATCGTGCTGGACTCGGCTGGACGCACGCCTGCGGAGATTTGGCTAACAGAGGGATACGCTTACAAATTCATAGTTCGCACCTCTGCGGGCGTTTTGATTGGCACATACGACAACATCCCGGCAATTATTGATCCGGCAGTAACCGGAATAAATTGGTCAAACATTACCAATACACCGACGACCTTGGCTGGTTACGGCATCACGGATGCGTATACCAAGGTGCAGACAGATGCGACATTTGCCCCAATCGCAAGCCCAACCTTTACTGGGCAAGCCAAAGTTCCTGATAACTGCACTCCAAATGTCAATCATGTTATTGGCTATCGAGATTGCCCGCAGAACAGCCAAACAGCCAGTTATGAATTAAAGTTGTGCGACGCTGGTAAGCACATTTACATGAATGGAACGAGCATAACGCTCACCATTCCTGCAAACAGTGCTGCTGCGTTTCCAATCGGCACTATCATCGGGGTTGTAAACGGAAATGCCACGTCGCTTTCAGTGGCTATTACCACTGACACGTTGACCTTGGCGAATAGCACTTCTACTGGAACTCGCACTTTGGCGCAAAATGCTATGGCCGTACTGTTGAAGGTAGGCAGCACTAACTGGATTATTAACGGCCCCGGAGTTAGTTAATGTCAGGCGCAGACTTTTTGCTGTGGCTGTCTAGTGCATCATCCGCGCCGGGTGGGCAATGCTTTGCGGCAGGCCAGAGCGGAACAATCACTGCCCCTACAGGCTCCACTGGCGTCACTGTTGAAATGTGGGGCGGCGGTGGCGGAGGTGGCGTCAATGGCAGCAGCGCCGGATATGGTGGCGGTGGCGCAGGATATGCCAAGCGTTCATTTTCGGTTGCGGGCGGTTCTTCGCAAATTTCCTACAATGTCGGCACTGGTGGCGCAGGAAGCACTACGATCGCTGATGGCTCTAATGGCGGCCCTTCTGTTGTTGAATTTCCGCCCGGTGGCGGAGGCATTGAATTAACGGCTGGGTACGGCGGCGGGGGAGGAGAAACTGCGCCCGGAGCCGCTGGGGTC